TTAGCTATATCAATTTGTGCGTCGGTGTCTAGGTCTCCATCACCATCAATAATATAATTGGACGAACCAAAACCGTTTGCCAGAACTGCTCCACGAGTTCTATGTAAATACTCGTGTGTTGCCCAGTCAAGAGTTATACCGTGACGTTCATCAAAAAGAAGATAATCAGAACCATTCCAGTATAAATATGCAGTGGGGGTATCTTCGTGCCATGTAAAGAATGTTGACTCATATTGAAGAACACCGTCACCATCATATGAAATATAGTATAGACCTGGAGTGTTTGGTATCGTAACTGTTTCAGTATTTGTCTTAATGTATCTTCTGCCACCACACCACACTGTGTGGGAACCAGAAACAGGTGCTATGCTAAACGTAAGGCTTCCAGCATCAAAAGAGATGGTGCTGTCCAAACGATTTTCATGACCCATTGGCTCAGAAGTTGGAAGAGTAGAAGCCACCCATTCAGAACCATTAAACTGAAGCAGCTCGCCATCAGAAGGGGTAGCAGCAGTAACATCTGCCAACTCTGCTAGATTAAGTACCTCATGAGTAAGTGTTGCAGATATCTGTATATCAGAAGTTCCATCGAAAACAGCCGAACCAATAACCTCGCCAGTCAACTCTATTTGACGTGGAGTTGCTAACTGTTCAGCGATGTCTGCGGTGTCGGCGTTACCGGTCAAATCACCTGTCACATCTGCGATCAAACCACCCGATATGTAGGCGTCACCAGTAACTTCTAGGTTATATCCTGGAATTAAGGTATTAACGCCCAATCTCTTATTCGTATCATCCCAGACAAAATTTGGTGTAGCAGCAAGAGAGCCACCCTCGGCATACTGGATATAGCCATCATCACCAATAGCAGCAGTAGAGGTTGCGCCTACCTCGACCCACTGAGAAGAGTCACCATCTACATAGTAGACAAAAGTTCTAGCAGTGCTTGTTTGAAACCAGAAGTCTCCATTAGTTGGCTGATCTGGCGCAGTATCGGACATTGCAATATTGGCAACGGAAGATCCGCCAATATCGACCCAAACACCATCGTAGTAAACAAAAATGTCTCCGGTATCTGACTCAAACCAAAGGTCTCCAACAGTTGGAGCCAATGGCTCAGTATCAGAAACTGTTACAGAAGCACCGGATTCAGAGCTTGCCCCAGCAAACTCGACAATATTGCCTGAAGAGTTTTTATAAAAAAGCTTGCCATCACTATAATTGATAGCTAACTCACCGTATTCAAGTGAATTTGGAGTGGCTGAACTAGTACCTGAATTCTTTAGCCTAACGATATTAGCCATCAACTACCTCAACTGTACGTACAAAACCATTGCTAATTATAGCAGATAAGAAGATCTTCACACTAATAGTAATCAAAAAGACCTGTAGTTTAACCTAATAACTCTTTTACTATAATCTATGGAGGGTTGAATGAGATCACTAATAAGATTGCTTCCGCTTGCTGTGGCTATAATAGGAATAGGGTTTCCATATTCATCAGTCAGTGCATCATCGTACACTGTAACCCAAGAGTCAGAGTGGAATTTTGTTCTTTCTGAAGCTGATGAAATATATATCTACGGAAACTCAAACAGATCGTGTAGCGAACCAGGAACTGATCCATACTTATGGCTATATAACTCAAGTGGCTCTCTTGTAACACAAAACGACGATGGAAATCATAATTCAACCGATCAATGTGTTTCTTCTAAAATTGTTGCGCAACTTCCAGCAGATACATACACTATTCGTGCTGGTTACTGCTGCTCTCAGAGAGCTCTCGGAACAAACCCATACGGGGACTACTCATATGAGCTAATAATTTTAAACAACTCACTGTCTGGAGGATCACCAACTACAACCACTTCTACAACGAGCACCACCACTACAACAAGTACTACGTCAACAACTACTAGCACAACAACAACAACAACAACTACTACTACGACTACAACAACCACAATTCCTCCTACAACCACAACAACTACTCCGCCTACAACTACAAGTGTGACACCTACCACAACGACCAGTACTAGTACAACAACGACAACAACGACGTTGGCGCCAACAACAACTACTACAGTAGCGCCAACAACTACCACTACGGAGGTGCTGCCATCGACAACAACGACATCAACAACAAGTACTACAACGAGTACGGTGCCCCCAACTACGAGCACTTCCACGACAACCACCACATCAACAGTGCCACTAACAACAACTACATCGTCATCTTCCACGACAACAACGTCAAGCACTACGCCCCCGCCCATTGTCACTGTGGCAGACACAATCCCTGTCGTCACCACGACAACAAGTACTACCGTTTCGACAACATCTACACTACCAAAAGTGCAAACGACAACCACAGTAGCCACAACATCGACTTCTTCAACGACAACATCTACGACGAGTACGACGATCCCGAAGACTACAACTACAACAACCATCGTTCCTTTGACGCAAGAAGAAAAGATAATTGAAGGAACAGCGAAAGAACTATCTTCTATAGGAATAGATATAAAAGAAGTAAATTTATCAGAAATAGACACTCAAGAACTAGAAGCGTTACAAGCTGTCAATGATCTCGATCAGCAACTAGCGGCAGAGTTTATTGCAATTGTCGACGGTGAAGTGACAAGCGAAGAAGTGATGTCAATAGTTAATAATGACAACTTTGACGAAATTCCAGACGAAGCTAAAGTGGCAATCGTTGCAGCCGTAAATGAGGCTGATGACGAAGTGAAGAAAACTTTTCAAAATGAAGTAAATGTTTTTTCTGAAGCCAGTTATGGACAGTATGTTCCAGTAGGATCTGCAATAAACGTCGAACAAAGAAGAGTATTAGTGGCGGCGGGCGCTACTATAATGGCTGCGGCCGCACCAGCCGCACCTGGAGGGAGGAAAAGATGAAGAAAGTATTTTCTGAAATAAAAGAACTAAACTGGACCATTGCAGGAACAGCCTTGGTACTGATAACTCTTACGGGTGATGTACTAAGGTACGGACTATGGATAAGCGGTGGCGCAATAGGAATACACCTACTGGCCACCGCTTTATCAAAAGAAGATGAAGACTAATTATTTAGCTTTTTTATCCACCTTATTAAATACAGCATCTATCTCTTCTTTGGTTAGGATTCCATCATCCATATATGCTCTAGCTAATCCCTCTATAACCATAGCGACTCCGCCTATACCTGCCATCATTACAGCCTTCCATAGTTGGACTCCCGCTATAGCGCCAGCGCCTATGACACTAAGGCCAGAAGCTGCAAATGCAGCTAGTATTCTAAATAAAACTGATTGTAGTCTTTCCATTATCCCTCCAATTTAGTCCGCAGGAACAATAGTAATACTTTAATCAATCACCTTCATATTACAATATCATCAGGATTTGCTTTCCCCATCTTTACCGCCTGAATTTACCATCCCTGGTGGAATAACAGCTAGCCTACACTTACCTTCTGGATGAATTTCTACTGAAGCTATTTTACACACTTTTTCAGACTCATGCAGGTAGCAATTGGAACATTTTACTCCTATAGCTGCGTCTTCATTTTCTTCTGGACCCTCATATCCGACCCATATTCCTTTTTCATCTCGGTCAGCTAATTTTCCATACTTTGAAACTATAGAAAGAAGTGCACTTGCTAATTGCTCCTCAGCTGGATGCAGTTTGCGCATTTCTTTATCTTCCATTTCAACCAAAAACTCAGCTAAATCAAAATTATCATTCATAATGCAATCTCCTTATATTGGCACAACTAAAATAGTAACTGACTGTCAGACATCCTGCTTTTTTGGTATACAAACCCTAGAGCAATACATTGTACTATTTTCCTCCCACATAATTGCTCTAGTAACTGACTTCCCGCATGTGGGACAATCTGAAGAGGTGCCATAGCTACCGACATAAAGAACTGCTTTGCCTGGTAGTTCTTTTTTAACAACTCTATCCGCAGCAACTCTCTGATTCTTGCTTGGCTTTCCCATTGGTATAATTCTCCTGTATGTATTTTGGATGTTTCTTGTTTATATCTATATATTTTAAAGGAAACCTATCGAACGGATCAACTCCATTGTCAATTCTTTTCCTGATATTTTTTAAATCTTTATACTCTTCTAAATCATATTCGGTATGAGCAAAAGATTCAATCTTATTGACAATATTATCATAATCCATCAAAAAAGAAAAATGCCAGCCTGCATTCGGGATTCTCTTCATAGAAACCTGAGATCTCATTTCTTGTGCAGTTAACCCAAGAAGGGTTTCAGCCCTACAAACTACGGGTCTACCACCATTATTGCAATGCTTGGGGGTAAGCCAGTTAAAGTTCCAGAAATACTGGTCAACATCTAATTGAACTGGTAGTTCTAGATCGAAACAAACTCTTGAAGAAGCCAACACATCAGGTCTAGGTATCTCATCAACATCAGAAATCACACACAAATCCATTCTGTCTGCATAGTTAAGTACTTGAGATATAGAATTTCTTTGCTTATGCTCTGCGCCCCATGGGTCACCAATCTTATCATGGAGTGAAACGTAAGATCTTATAATTTTATCTTGAAAATCAGAAAGCCAATCATAATTATCTAAATAAAAACTTTTTGTTTTTCCGGTAAAAGTTCTGTCTGCTTCTATAATAAAAAAATAATCTACAACATCATTTAATTCATTTAATCTTATTTTCAAGATTTCTTCTTCGTTATAAAAAGTAAAACAATCATATATTTTCATACACAAAAACTTTCTCATTGCTAAACATCGAAAATCTTTTTACTTCTCTTTCCTTATCAATACATCTTTCAAAGTAATCATCAAAACAATAAGACCATGTTCCAGGATTTACTAAAAATATTTGAGCTTTTTCACGAAGTAGAAAGTTAAAATGCTTAGCTACCCTATCACAATGAGGGGGTTCTAAGCTATATTTATAGTTAAAAGAAAACATTGAATCGAATAGATGCGAGTAATCCGGCATTACAGGTTCATCAATATTTAAAAGATAAACATTATCCCTATCACCTATTAAGGGAGCATCTGAATACAATAAAGTTGCCCCCATGCTATGAGTGTTTGAATAAAACGCATTTAATAATTCAATATCTCTACCATACAAAATAGGAGATATTTTTCTACCAAAAACATCCCTTATAACATGCAGTATGTAATCCTCATTTGATAGCATCGACTTTTAACCATCCCCATTCATCGCCTCTTTTAACATCAATAACATTAAAATTCATAGACTCAAAATCATCTACCAACATTCTATGTGTCAATCCAACAAAATGAAAATCAAACGGGTTTAATTGCTCTGCAAAAAATATTTGCTGCATTGCCCTATCTCCTTCTAGGGAGTTCGTTGTTAACATTTGTTGACAGGCTAATAAAAAATCTGGAACTTCCACTCTTATCATGCCACCAGGTTTCAATATTCTACACCATTCAGAAAGTACATCTTTATACTCTCTCCACCTAAAATGTTCTAGGCACTCGGATGTATAAACTATATCAGCAAAGTTGTCAGGCAGATTGATTCTTCTTGCGTCGGAAACAATATTAACTGGAACATATCTGTGATTCTTATGATCATAAAGAGGGGTGGGATCTATGTCCACATGTAGCCAATCTGGACCAAGATAAGTTCTCGTTCCTATCACCACTTTTACTCCCTCGCCTTGAGGTATGGTATCTAATCTCATTTTACTTACCTAAAAAAATCTATCACTATACTATATCAGGTCTTTCAACTTCCTGCATTAGCCTATCCCTACTCCAAGAGCCGCAATCATTACAGTAATACTGTTGATAGGTCGCTACTTGAGTGTACTTAAAGCCACGTTTCTGCAGATTGCTAGATCCACATGTCGGACAGTCACATCCGCCATCGTAAACATTAAGATTAGGATGATTGATAGCCCAAGGGCGAAGTTTAATGTAGACATCCCTAAGTAAATCTACATCTTGACGTGCGTACTTTATCATTGTTTTCCACGCCTTCATATCTCCACGCATACATCCAGCCCAAGTTTCAAAACCGCCAGCATTAACTTTTCTCCCAACCCCTAAGTACGAACCTAAATGATCCAACTTGTTGCTGTTAAACATAAAATATCTTCTAGCTATCTTTAAGGTGTCAATTTGCTTGACAGGAGAAGTGGGACCCATTTCATGATAAACAAACCTAGCATTGGCTTTGCGCATATCAAATCTATCACCATTATGCGCAACAACTATATCTGCCTCATCTATGAGATCCCACATCTTTTTTACTACATGGTAATCATTTTCGGGGTCCTTTTTATATGCCTCAGGAAAATCAACTAATGAACATACATTAGTTTTCTTTTCACCTTCCCAACGATAAGATACACAAAGTATGTACCACTGTCTTTCGTGATCTATAACATTCTGCTCATACTGACCCCAAACATAACTTAAATTTGGTGCTGTTTCTATATCATAATATAGTATTTTAGCCATATTTAACACCTAACCTTTTTTGCGGAGAGGGTGGGATTCGAACCCACGAAGGCGTAATATCCTTTACATCTTCGGAGGATGTTCCATTGGGCCGCTCTGGCACCTCTCCTGTTTCACGTAAAGTATATCACATTACGACAATGTTTTTAGTATCAGAAAAAATATTCTCTGCAATACTTCTTCACTGCATGAAAAAACCACCTCAGATCCGTCACCCAAGGACAACTTAACAGTGTGACCCTGCATGACATTACCTTCGGTGGTTATCATGGATGTACTTGAAGATATCTGTATATTATGCAATGACGGCATAAAGCCATCAAAACTATCATCTTGTAACATTAATTATTTTTTCTTCTTCTTTTTATACGTTGAAACATTTTTTGGCTTCTGACCCTTTTTACCTTTAGTAGGAGTTCCAGAAGCTCTCTTTCTTTGAACAGCGCTTTTTCTTTGAGACTTAGACATGGAATTGGCTTTAGCGACGGGTACACACTTTGCATACCCGCCGCCTTTACCAGAAGTTCCACATTTCTGCCACTTACCTTTTTTCTTAGGGGCACCGATGTTGACCCATTTTTGATCAAACCACTTAGTTAGACCAACTCCTTTGGGACCAGCCATTACTTTTTCTTTCTCGTAGCTTTCTTTTTGCCCTTAGGCTTCATAGCGCTAACTGTTCTCCATCCACCGCCCTGCTTATTGTACCACTTAACAGCCCAGGCATTGGCGTAAGCTGAAGGATAAACGGTAAACTTTGAGCGAGCCATAGACTTTGCCTTGCTCCAAAGCTTAGGGTTGGTAGGTTTATTTTGCCTAGCCATTACTTAAAACCTCAGGATCCAAACATACTTTGCCAGGTCTTAGGACCGACAATGCCGTCCGGCTTTCTACCATTAGCACTCTGCCAAGCCTTAACAGCTCTCTCAGTAGCAGGCCCAAAGTCTCCATCTACTGTTGTGCCAACTTTAGCCTGAATGAGTTTAACTTCATCCTCATGCTCATGACCACGAGAAACAGAGTGACCAGGATACTTTGGAGCTTCTTCTGCTGCTGTATCTGGGTCAGCTCCCTCAGCTGGAGGATTTCCGTCATGATCACAAGACTCAGCAGCGTGTCCTGCGGATCCAGGCCCCCATATGCCGTCAACATGAAGATCATGCTTTGCCTGCCATGCTTTTACTGCGGCCTCGGTCTTTGGACCAAAATCACCATCTACCGGCTCTGCGCCAACAATAGCTTGCATTTCTTTTACTTCGTCACCCTTAGACCCTCTTGTTAGCCATGGGCTCTTACCGGCAGGAGCTGCAGGAGCTGGTGCAGATGATGAAGCCTTGACTTCCGTTGGGGGATCACCCAAAAGCTTTTTCATGGTATCAATATAATACTGAGGATCATCTGCCTTATCATTTGAAATCTCTACGTGAACCCAGTCTCCACCAGGGGCACCAGAGAAGGCTCTTCTACTATATACAGACCACGCAGATCTGTCACACTTCCAACCTCTACCATATGGTCTTGGGTAATAATCAAATATTGCTTCAACAAAAAGCTCATCTGCGTTCTCGGCCAAAAAATCCATTAACTTTACTGCATCTTCGTAATTTCCAGTCCCTCTATACGGAGCGCCTCTCCAACTTAAGTCGCCAGCACGTCCTGTAGCGTGAACAGAGTAAGATGACTTACCTCTCTTTTTACGAACACCATAAGTTCCATTATTCCAAAGGCCGAAATGAGCCTCTAAAAGATCAATAAAAGTTTCAAAACCAGCTCTTTTACCAGATGCGACTTCATCAAATCCAGTATACTTTCTACCCATTATATTATCTCCTTATTTCTTTTTCTTGTTTTTTGAAATCTTGCGCAGAGTAACTGCTAAGTTTGCTTGACGCCTAGTAGTTGCGTCATATTTAGAAGGATTTTTTCTTACAGCTGAAGCAAACTGCGCGACAGTCATTTTTCTTCTTTTAGCTTTAGCTGTAAATGCTCCAGGTCTTTTGATTGCTCCCTGTATCCATTTTTTATCTTGTTTTTTAGCCATTATAAATATCTCCTGCGACAAACTATTTTTTACCTCTATTCCTAGCCCTATTTTTACTTGGACTTTCAGGAACAAGTTTACCAGACTTAGTATGGGACATGTCCTTACCGCCCTTACCCATAATACCTCTCTTATATCTAGCCTTAGCTAACTGTCTTCTTTTAGCTTTCTGAGAAGGCTTAGAGTTGAAGGCTTTATCAGTTGAAGCCTTTTTCTTTCTAGCAGCTGCGTTCTTTCTATAGTACTTAGCTGTTCTTTTTACCCTTTTTAACTTAGGGGGAGCCATAAGTCACTTACCGCCTTTTTTCTTCTTTCTAAGAATAGCAGCTTGGATAGCTGGAGGCAACTTTTTTTGAGCTGGCGTCAAACCATTACCCATATTTTTATTAGCTGCGGTTTTCTTAGCTGCAGTCTTTTTAGCAGCCATTTTCTTAGCTGGTCTCTTTTTGCCATAAGCCATATCATTTTCTCCTTTTTATTTATACTTCCTTATAAGAACTTTTGCAGATCTTATATCTTTAACTCTACTTCTTTTTCTTTTAGTCGGATTAGAAAAAAACTTTTTATCGAGCTTCTGCATAGATCTTCTTTGAGCGGGATTGAGTCCACTAGTTGCATTAGATGGCTCACCTGGCTTAACCACATATGAAGCTAGATCTTTCTGCATCCTAGCCTCTTCCCTCTTGTATGACCCAGAAGTAAATCTTCCTAAATTATCTCTTTTTTGATTCATCCAATGAGCCATTTTACTTTTTTTTCTTCTTTTTATTTATACCCATGCCCCAGTAAGCACTATTTTTCTTATCAGGGTCTTTGTCGTAAACTGTTGTAATTGAAAACTTTTGCTTCTTTTCCATTTTAGATGATGCCTTAGTCTGACATGATTTACATCCACAACCCGGCCTATGCATCGGTCTGCTTCTTTCTTGCTCTAGTTTTCTTAGCTACTGGATCCGACTTTTCATAATGCCACATCATATGATCCTGCATCTGACCGTCAACCTTATCGACCTGCTGATCTACATGATCTATTTTGTGATGAAGCTTAAGAAGCTCGTCCTTAACACCACTTACCAATCCAGCAACTACGTTATGATCGTCTCTATTTTCTCTTCTACTCTTTTGAATAAGAGCAGTAACTACACCACCAACAGCAGCGATTGCTGCAACAATAATTGCCTCCATGCCATTCACCACTTAACCCTATCGGCCCAATACGCTGCAGACATTTTGCCCTTTTTAATATTAGCCGCATGACGCGCCTTAAAAGATTTACGCCTGGCTGCATAAGAAGAAGATTCGCCTTTTTTCTTAGGCGATCCCTTAACACCCTGTTGTCCGAAACGAATAGTCTTAACTTTATCGCCAACTTTAGCAACAACTACATGTGACTTAGTTGGATGACTAGGAGTTCTTTTAGGCTTGTTAAAGCCAGATACGCCAGCTCTAGCTAGCCTTGGATCTTTTTTCTGGGCCATTATTTCTTCCTTTTTTTCTTACGTTTTTTGTATCCAGTTTTAACAACTGGTCCGTTAGATTTTTGATTATTAGTACCCATTCTTGGCCCACTAATATAGACAAACTTTTTTATAGCCATTTATCAGCCTTTATTCTTTTTAATTTTCCTTTTACCCGGAACCGCTTCTGGTGGAGTAACTTTTAAATCTTGAAAATTAGGCTTGGCGTCAGCTAAAAGCTTGTAATAATTATTAATAGAGGATGTCTTCATCCCGAAACCTTTTTTATCAGCCATAATAACACCTTTCGAAAAGTATTAATTATCATAGTAAACGCAAATAACAAAAAAGAGAGGGTTACCCCTCTCCATTTTGCATTTAAATCAAATCTTTTTTGAAGGTGTTTTCTTTGAAGGGGTCTTCTTAGATGGTGTCTTCTTATTTGTTGATCCTTTAGGTCTACCAGGCTTTTTCTTAGCGACTGGTTCAACCCTATTAGGCACAGTTTGATCAATTATATCTTCCTGTGAAGCAACTTCGATTTTATCATCTAGATCATTTCCACCCGTGTTGAACTCTGGTGGAAATCTTTTGCTGACCTTTTCTTCATAAGTTTTACCAGAAGTTTCATTAGACGGTATTATGTTTTTAAAAAATCTTTTAATTATATTCATTTTAGCTCCCTTGCTGTGACTCTTTTATTAGTAAATATCTTTCTCCAGTTTCCTTAGAAACTATACCGAAACCATAAGCTGCAGCTTCTTCAACAGCAGCCTGTAGAGCTTCTTTATCATCAAGAGAAACATCCGAAAGCGGAAGTGTTATACCTGCATAAACATCTATGTTCTCAAAATTTCCTATATTGATTTTTCTATTAACCCCACAAATAAAAACTGGATTAGTAGAAATACTTACTTCACTGGACAAAACTTGTACCACCTTTTCTATCGAATGATTATCTGACTGCTCAAAAGCTGAAGGAACTATTTTAGGCATATGCGCCAACCAAACTGTTTACATAATCAAGAGTAAATAAAGTCTGATCATCAACTGTTAGATCATCAGTATTAATAACAGCATTGGCTACTTGTGCTATTTGATCTATCTCCATCTCAGATGGATGATTAGCCTGCTCATCTGTCATATATCTACCATCCCTATTAAACAGTCTTTGGTTTCTAACTTCGTTAGAAGCAGTATAGCATATTACTATGCCATTCTCCTGACTCAGGATAGCTTCCGCCTCGTTCATGTATCTGACATCGGATACAATAACCGAAAAGGGAGACGGATCAACGTCCTCGCTTAAAGATCTTAAGTAGGATACATGAAGAGAATTAGCTTTTCTAATAGCCCACTTGCAGAAACAATCGGAATCATAACTTCTACAACTATCTCCTGCTTTCTGCAAGAAAGTTCTGGGCTTTACCCCTTCTGGCTCTATCGATAGAGACTGAATACCCTGAACAAGCGAAACCATGTCTTCATAATCTGGAACATCACCTATTGGTGAATTGCCAAATAAATCATATAGTGTATCATGAATACCATAAAGCTGCCTAACTTTTTGCCTAGAACCAATTACACCTTTTTTAATTGCAGCTAATTCATAGAGTGGAAGTGCAAAGAATATATGATCCCAAACAATACCACCAGATCCTGAATCTACTTTTGCTTTTGGAACAATTTTTTCTGCCACCGAAGTTTTCCCAGTTGCAGCTTTACCTGCCAGTCCTACAATTATAGGCTTATTAGAATTATATTTAAAGTCTCGCATTTTATAATTATACCACAAAGATTTATTGCAGTTCTTCCTTTCTGTAATGAAGATTGTCTAAAAATTGATTAGCTAAACTATCTGCCTCCCACACATAGTTTCTTTTAACTTGAACAATTCTGAAATTAAATTCAGATTTAATCTCTTCTATAGTCATAAGTAGCGGAAGTAAGGATTCATTTTTACATTTCCATCTGCCACTAATCTGATTAGCTACAACAGCTGAGTCAGTATATAAAATAGGGTCTATAAGATCCGCCATTGAACAAATTAAAAGCCCAGTAATCACAGCTTCATACTCAGCTTCATTATTCGTTCTGGGACCTAAGCCTCTTGCAAACTGCGCAACTTTTTTTCTATTCTTATAGACTACCGCGGCACAGGACGCTTCACCGAATTTCTTTTGCCCTTGACCTCTGGAAGCACCATCGCAAAATACCTCAACATTCACAAATATCAACTAACCTTAACATCGTATTCTACACCTATTCTTTTAATTGCTTCTAATAATTTACTTCTAACAGAAGGAGAAGATACAACTATAGTTTTTATTAAACTATATCTATCACCCTTATATTCTACCTGGGTAGGAAAATCGCAAACGCTTCTAGGCTCTGCGTAAAATTCCAATGGAGAAGAGACACTCTTGTAAACCGCATAAAACATAGTACTATCTTTCATTTCACACTCTTTCAGTAGGTACTAAAATCAGAACTATTATAGAAACCTCTTTCCTCCCTATAGGTTGCCATCTGCATTGACTGCATCTTGTCCATGAGCTTTCTAGCTGACTCTGAAGCTATTCTCGCAGACACCTCTATCGCTTCAGCAAGATGCACAATAGACTCACAAGTAACCATTGCAGAATACTCTGACTCTGCCGCTGATATTGCAGATGCTTCTCTCTCAGCGTCGTTTCTCCCTATCTTATTAGCCTTATATACCCTATTGTAGTCACCCTGCAATATTTTAAACTGAGCTCTAGCCATGCCCGCAAAACGGGCGGCCCTACCATAGACATTTGAAGTTCTAGCTACAAGTGACGCAATGGTCTCGAAGCCCATATCAACTGTGTCATGTTCTGGTATCTCAACAAAGTACCTATTTTGCTCATCCATAGAGCTATAAGCTTGAATCACTTCTGACAATTGAGGTCCCAAAAACTCTATTAAAAGCTCTCTAAGTTTCTCCAAAGAAGGAGTATTCATTTATCTATCTCCATTGATATTAAAGTTCTGTATTCATACATATCATACTCAATTATGTAATCTACTATCTTTTTTCTCACCTTAGACAAGTGCTCTCTAACTGTATTAGGATGCTCATTAATTTTTTGAGATATTTGACTAGATCTCTGACCATCAACGTACCTCCACTTTAAGAGCTGCCTTTCTTGAACGCTAAGTTTATCAAATGGCGGAGAATTTTTCTCGCCTAACACCCAAAATTCATCGATCTTATCTGAGGAAAGCATTTCTTCTAAAGAAAACTCTACGGGATCAGCCTTAAAACCTACATAGCTATCTTCTGACTCATCATCTACATTGGCGTCATCTGATATCAGCGGAAAGGTTTTTCTACCAAGCTGATCTATTAAAAAAGTGTCAACATTTTTCTTAAGTAAGTAAAAGAAATAACTATACAAGAACCCACTAAAAGGTATGGGACCTTTTCTCTCATACCTAGCGATACACTGGAAAAAAGTCATATCTACGGTTTGACGGATATCTTCCTCATCCCCATATCGTCTAGCCATATAATTTATACCTCTCATGCATTCCTGAATTTCTTTCATCGCCTGTGAGTTTATCTTATTTTTCCTTAATGCAAAACGCGTATAAGGATCTTTTATGAACAAAGATATAAACCTTCGTATATCATAGTCATTTAAATTAAACCTATTATAATAGAGTAGTGAGCTGTACTTACTTAAAAAATTGTTAAAAACTTTAAGAAGTTCTTCTTGACCACCAGAAGAGCCAGACTTTGCCTTGGCAATGAGCCGCTGCATCTCTTCTTCTGGTAGCGAGTAGTATGTTTCTTTGTATGTTTTTTTCTTTTTCTTTTCTCCAGAATCCTTGGTCATTTTTTTCCTTCCCAATTTAAAAGATATTCTGAGTATTCATCGCGCATATCTTCATAGAAAACAACCCTTGGAACTTCTAAGTCTGACATAAAATTTATGGCTTCTTTTGAATACTTACTAATTACACAAGTAAGATTTAAAAACTCTTCTAAATAATACCTCTTAAATCTTTTTAGTTTAATCTTACTTTTATCGTCAAGGTAGCCCTTAACCTCAATCCAGTCACTATTCCTCTTCAGAAAAAAATCTGGAGTATAAGCCTTAGTCCCCCTTTTGACAGGAAAAGGAAAAACTGTTGGCTCAAAATCAAAATCTATTTTATATACATTAAGAACTCTTACAAAGTTGGCCTCCCAGCTAGACCTAACGTTCATCTGTATATCGGTCCTAAAGCCAGTCTTGGTATACTGGAAGGCATTGCCTTTTTTCCTCCGCACTATGCCATCATTCTCTAGCAGAGTTTGATCTACCTGCCTATTCCTGATATTATTCATGTTCGGATGTTTTTTGAACGAGGATTTTTCCAAAAAAAAGTCTTTCGACTTGACAACCTCTAGAGTCATTATGATATCCTTTTACTCGTAAACCTATAGTAGAATAATTATACAATATAAATTAAGAAAATACAAATTTAACGAAAGGTTACATTATGAACACTTTAAACACTTTGATCACCAGCATTAACGACAACATCAAAAACAACACTGTTAATGATTTAATGTCACTTGGCCTATCTAAGGATGAGGCTACTTCAATGCTAGTGAAGTTTACTCCGAACTACGAGGAGCAGGCTGAGCTGTTTGCTTCCTTTGGCGACGAGGATATCGCAGAAGCCATTTTCGATAGCGACTTCTGATAACAACTAAAAAGAGGGGTAGGCTGCTAGTCAGTCTACCCCTCTTTTTTATTTACCCATTTTACTGTTTCTATAAACCCCTGTGCCACAAGCACCTGATTTAGCGTGATCACAGTAAGAACATGCTCTAGTATTAGATGTCGGTAAGTAGTTGGTGTCTTCAACTATTTTTTTCATCCGACTAATCAAATTAACCTTAACAAGATCTAAATCTTCAGAAGAAAACATATGACCCTTTCTCCTGCCAGACCTAAGGTAATAGAGCTCAGCGTAAATTTTCTTATCAGGAAACAGCAAAGAAGTAGCTAAAGCATATATGCCCAACTGAAGATTATTAGGTATCTCCTTATTAGAGACTTCCCACTTTCCTGTTTTATAATCTATGATATGAACTATATCATTACGTACATCAACTCTATCTATATAGCCTCTTACAGTGTAAGACCCTATTATAATTTCAAATCCCATCTCTTTAGCAAAAATACTAAAGTCCTCATCCTGATGAGTGTCGTAGAAATCTTCTATTATAGTCGTACCTGCGTCCAATAGCTCGGTAGGAATTTGATTAGATGGATCGTATCTAGGTATAGTACTGTTGTACTCAGACTTAAGAGAATCTAAGTCAAGGGGTGTATCATTGTCCAGTATGTTCTCAAAGACTTCATGAACAATATTACCCAATACAGCTGCTGGAGCAAACTGCCTTGGCTCTTTTGATATGTAGCTGTAAAAATACTTAGCTGGACACTGCTTATAGGTGTCAATCCTGGAATAAGAGAAATCTACCAGGGACATTTTTTCTAAATCAGATAGATCCTCATATTTTTTTATTTGAATAGAACTCAAGAATGCTCCTCACTTTATTCTTCCTTTTCATTAGGGTCATAAACAACTTTTCCAGAAGAATCATACTCAACACCACATTCGTCTATTGTGTGACCATTCTGTTTATTTAAATACCAACCTTCTCCTACGGAAACCCAACCAGTGTTTCCTATTTCCATGAAATCACTTTCTAATCTTGGCCACATATTTTCTCCTATTCTATACTGTGCAAGTCTTCTATGTTAATATAGTAATTGAGTAGCAGGAAAAGGTCCTTCATCTCTTGCGGAGTAGCAAAAAAACCTAGAATACCATTCTGTAAAAATATCTTTTCTACTTCATCAGTATTTGGATTTGCATACTCTGTAATCTTAACATTACCTTTAGATATTGTTTGTAGCTCAAAAGATTCAGACATTCTCACTCCTCATATATCGTTATTGGATTCCAATTTGGATCATCCATCTTTTCTCTCATGTCACTAACATAAGAATCCCAATCTCTTTCATCTTCAGACTTTTTCTGATAATGAACCTCACCCTTAAAAGGATTACTGTTAAATCTAGTTATAATCAGTCTACCTTGCTGGGTTCTCCACCTAAGAACTCCATTTTTGCAATCACAAAAGTCATCAGGATGAGCGTCTATTTTTCCAGCAGGATCATATCTACCACTGCAATCCGCACACTTAGCGTACTTTCCTTTATCTGCACATCTGTTACACGACTTACAGAAAGTCCAGCAATGCTTAGTCGATGGATTTACATAAGTTCCATTAGCTGCCATTACAATTCTCCAATTCTATTAAAGATCTCACAATCTCATTTACTTTAGGTGAAGCTGTTTTAGAAAACCTATACGAGTATATATGCTTATCTAAACGAACCTCTATGTAAACTGGTCTGTCACCAGGGTTTGCTTTTATTATATCATAAATATTTTCAATAAGGGAAGGCTTAAATTTATTAGGAAGTTCTAATATAATTGACTTACCCCTATTTACCGTTGAAGAATCTAATTTTTCAACGGCCGAAAAGTACATCTTTACGTCAGAAACTTCACCCTCAGACTCGTTAACCACAGAGCCAGATATTACAACCATATCTCCTTTAGAGAAAAAGTTATCATCCATATTTTTTGCTGAATTAGGGAAAACTATCACTTCTATATCAGAGGATATATCTTCTAAGATAACCTTAAACATTTTGTTACCTTTTTTAGTTATGATCTTCTTGCAGTCAGATATGATACCTCCGACTTTAACGAAAGATCCTGAAGCTACTTCAGGTAAATCTACTATTTCAAAATCTATTTTCTTCTTAAGAAGATCCCAGACTCCCATTACTGGATGAGAGGTAACATATATTCCCAATTGAGACTTTTCCTCTTCTAGTGTGAGAAGCTCTGAAACTCTTGAGTACTCGTCAACGAAATCTTCTACCAATTCGTCAAAAGCTCCGGACTGAGCCAGATTCTGTAATGTACTTTTTTTAAGAATAACCGGATCACATCTCCTAAAGAAATCGTACATAGAAGAATAAGTCCCACTACCCCTACTGTTTATTATGGCCTCAGCAACTGATGATCCTATTCCAGATATAGCTGAAAAACCAAAGATAATTTTATCTTTATCAACTACTCTAAAATCTATTTCTGATTTATTTATGGAAGGAGCTAGAACGTCGATGCCTATCTTCCTACAGTCAGACAAGTATAAAGACTGTTTATCCTTATTACCAACAACAGATGTCATAAGAGCTGCCATATACTCCACTGTATAATTAGACTTTAGGTAGGCAGTTATATAGCTAACCATCGCATAACTGGCGGCGTGTGCCCTATTAAAGCCGTAACCTCCAAAGTATTCAATATCTGAAAATATTTTATTAGCCAAAGACTCATCTAGATCCGAATAGGACATGCAACCTTCAACAAACTTTTTTCTCATTAAAGGAATCTTGTCCATCAGTTTCTTACCAATGACCTTTCTTAGATCATCAGCTTCAGCTGAGCTAAACCCTGCCAGTTCCCTAGATACAGCTAAAACATCTTCCTGGTACAGCATGATTCCCAAGGAAGATTCTAAAACCTCTTTCAACTTTGGATGCTCGTAGCGAACCTTACTTCTCCCATGCTTCCTATCTATATATTCCCTATCCATGCCGGAACCCATCGGACCAGGCCTATGTAGTGAGATTAGGGCCATAATGTCTTCTATACTTTTTGGCTGCAATGCCATCATCATCTGTCGCATTGACGAAGACTCAAGCTGAAAAACTCCAATTGAATTACCCTTACAAAGCTCATCAAAAGTTACGCTGTCATCTGTAGGAATATCGTCCACGACGATATCTTCACCTCTATTTTCCTTAACCAACTTAATACAAGAGTCTATAACACCAAGATTTCTTAGTCCCAAAAAGTCAATCTTCAAAAGCCCACACTGCTCCACCCTACCCATATCCCACTGAGTGACAATAGGATTATCTTTACCTTTTTGCATTATAGGTAAATATTCAGTTAATGAATCTTTAGAAATTACTACGCCAGCTGCATGTATACCGGTCTGCCTAACGATACCCTCAAGACCAAAAGCTGTATCTATTATTTCCTTAGAAACCGAATTTGAATTATATTCTTTGACGAACTCATCTACTTCCATGCAATCAGAAAGACTTTTAGAAACACCTAATATAGGAGCAGGGACTAACTTGGAAACTTTATCACCCTCACTAAAAGTGTACCCCAAGGCTCTAGCAGAGTCTCTAATTGACTGCCTAGCACCGGTCTTGTTAAACGTGCAAATATGAGCGACTTTGTCTTCGCCATATTTTTCCCTAGCATAGTCTATGACTTTATCCCTATGTCTATCGTCAAAGTCCAAGTCAATATCTGGCATTGACTTTCTTCCTTCAACCAGAAATCGCTCAAACAGAAGTCCAAATTTAATAGGATCAAGATTAGTAATATTAAAAGCGTAAGATAATATGCTACCAGCAGCAGAACCCCTACCCCATCCAACCATAACATCATTTTCTTTAGCCCACTTAACCAGGTCAGATACGACTAGAAAGTACTCAGGAAAACCCATTTCCTTAACTACTTTTATTTCATGCTCTGCCCTATCGATTATATGCTGCGGAAGAGGTGAGCCATATCTTTCACGTAATCCTTCCCAGGCCAATCTATCAAAGTACTCTTCAGAAGACTCACCAGTTTTTATAGGATAATCAGGAAAGTAAAGTTCTCCAAAACTTAAATTGACATCTATCATGTCACAAACCTTCATACTGTTATCTAGCCAGTTTGCTGGAAAAATACTTTCCATCTCAGAGTAAGATTTTAGATAAAAGTTATCTCCATGAAAAGAAAATCTGTTTTCAGTATGAATATTTGCATTAGTAGAAACGCATAGCATTATATCATGAGCTCTAGCATCTTCTTTATGAACATAATGGCAATCGCCGCTAGGAACAATAGGTGCACCAATAGTATTTGCTATCTTAACTAGGTCATCCATAACCTGCTTTTGCTCTTTAAGTCCATGATCGTGAACTTCTATAAAATAGTTATCTTTACCAACTATCTCCTGCATTTTTGCGGCGGCAGCCAGCGCATAGTCATAATCACCTCTCAGTAAAGCTTGAGCCACTTCTCCATTCAAGCACCCTGAAAGAACTATTAGGCCATCACTATACTGATTTATTAAATCATGATCAACTCTAGGTTTTACATAATAACCATCTATAAAAGACATTGAAGATATCTTTATTAAATTATGGTAACCAATATTATTTTTAGCTATGACAGTAAGATGATAGGGTCCTCTTTGCTCCCACTCATTTTTAGCTGGGCCAGATCTCTCCTCTTCATCTTTGTCAAACCTAGTTTTTCTAGCTTGATATAACTCTGATCCTAGGATTGGCTTAACACCAACTGCTGTGCCAGCATCATAGAAGTCCAACCAGGAATGTATATTTCCATGATCAGTAGTAGCTATCCCCGACATGCCAAGAGACTTAGCTCTATCAAGATATTGCTCTATATCACCATGTCCATCAAGCATTGAGTAGACGGTATGATTATGTAAATTTGTCCAGTTTTTCATCAAATTCCTCTACCACCATCAGAGTCTTTCAACGCTGAATTTCTAGTTTCTCTGTATGTAATGATTACAACACCACCGCAATACTTGCACGGAACAGGCTTACCCTCTTGTGCAAATGGGCTATTGTACATGTAGCTATCTGGCTGATCGGAATGACATTCTGAACAAACACCAATAACATCATCTGGATTTTCTATACTAGGCATCTGACTTACCTCCTTTCTTTACAGTAACATAAGCAAATCTTACAGGAGATGGTGAAGAAAGTTCCTCGCTTTCAACATATCTGTCTCCTACTTTGATCCACTTTTTTCTTTGATCCAAGGAGCAACTACCACAGCCTACACCGACAGAATTTGCTCTTTCACATGTATAAGGTCTTCCACCAATACCCAACTGTCTTCTTCTAATCCAATCATTAATATGACTATTACTCTTCTCGTAATTATAGTCATCACAATTACTTAAAATACCATGAAGAAACTTTACAGAATCCTCTGTATAACTAAGTATTGAACACAAAAATAATCTAGCCTCATGTTCTAAGAAATGATTATCTATAGCCTGCTGCCATAAGTTTCTGACTGCTGGACAACCCTCTATCAATCTTTTAGGAGTGAATTCTTTATCAACTTCTTTATATTCTTTAAAAGCTGATGATCCATGTTTATTAAAGTATGCTAAGAAGTCCTTAGATCTTTCTTTCTCTATTTCCAGATCATATATATATTCCCTAAACCACTCATTAGCACCGGCGTCAAAAGTCTGATCTTCAACTTCATTTGTCTTTCTGGTTTTACAGTATTCTTTCACCTCATCAATAGAGTTGTATAGAACTTCTTCAGGTATTAAATTTTTATATAAACCTGTGTCCTGATGCTGACTACCCTCTAATCTCCACATTCTCCTAGCATCGTAAACACTAAAATCTAAATTCTCTAACGATAGCGATTCTTTAATCTTAGTAGCAACCCATCTAAATATATTAGGTAAATTATTGGAAGGATTTATACCCAAAGTAACAGCTTCACACTCTATGTGAAAACCTTTTTTACCTGTAAAATAAACTAGCACAGCAGAGCTGGGAATTTTGCTCTTCAAGAAATTATATAGAAGTAGACACTCTTTATAGGAGTCCTCAATATTATCAGAATCTATGTCAAAATATAAGGAACCTAGCCTAACGGCAGATTCTATGTCTGGCTTATCGTATCTCCATATTGAAGTATACAAACCAGTATTAGAATTAGAGTCCCTATAAGAGTCTATGTCATCTATCGCATAGAACACTGGTAGGTCGCCATTCTTTTCCCTAATGACCCTAGATAAAGACTCAACATACCTAGCTACTTCAACATACTTCCACTGTGAAAGAAACTTAGAGGAATTAGATGATATTTTCATTTAAGTTTAACCTACCAAATTCTTCATCTATATTAACTAGTTCAAGTCTTGCTGAAGGATCCATATATACAGAATTAGACCTATAGTAAACCGACTCTTTAATAATACTTTCCATATTAGAAAGTATCCAAATTCTTTTCTTCAATCTATCCTCAGGAGATTCTCCAGTTTTCATTCATTAACTCACTATCTTGTATGTACAAATGTATTTTGCTTGCAATATTATCCGAAACATGAACAATATAATCTAGATAAGTTATTGGAAATGTTTCAGGAACTGGAGACCATGGACCAAGGTGACATCTTACCAATCGCAATATAGTGTTAATAGCTTCTTCTGACAAGAATAAACACGAAGAACAATCATCACTACCATATTCTTTATCATGCTCTATACACTTAGAAACAAATGACCCAACAGTATATGGGTGCATGGGATCATACTCAAAGTTTTCTGAAGAAGAGTTTTCTATTCCCTTAGTGACATCGTGAAGAAGGCAAGCTGCAATCACTACGTCTCTTTCTTCATTTACAACAGAGTGTGATTCACACATCGTATTTGCTACTCTAACAACTCTTTTAGTGTGAAGAACATTTCCACCCATACCATGCTCATCTGGAGGATGATACTTGCCAGAAAAACTAGAAGGAATAATCCAAAAGGACTTGGCTTTTATTAATACAGATCTAACAAAAGACTTTATCAGCTCGTCTTCTATTAATTCTATCTCCTCAAGAAGAGGTGCCAAAATCTCATTTTCATTATCGTAAGATTGAGTAGAATCACTTTCTATAATTTCATCTAAAATACTTTTTTTAGCCATTACTTCCATCCTGTCCATTTAGAGCACGGTTCGTCATACGGGCATTTTGTACAATAGGGTGTCATCCCTCTTCTAGGTACAAAAACCTCTTTATCAGCTATTGTATCACACCAATAGCGCAGTGCGTCTACATCTTCTGATGTAATTTCATATTCAGAAAAAGATACATCACTTGACAACAAGTCAATATATCCAAATTTTGTATTAGATATTCTTTCAGGATACCTATTATAAAAACCCATCCACATAGTGGAGAAATCTACTTGGTACATATATGAATTTTTTGTTTTATAGTTAAACAAATACTTAACTACATAATTAGTTGCCCCATCATTATACACAATATCGTAAATATCTGTAACACTGCACTTCTTACTGGGTATTGCTAAATAGTCTTCAGATATAGCTATCGGTATGAGGTCCATATCTGAATAAAGATCATAAACATTAAGGAGCACGGCAGCGGCTTTGCTTGTAAGGCTGGCGGTATTTCCATAGGCGCTTTCGTGCTGCTCAGTTGTAACGTCATAAAAGTCAGAACCTTTTGGAAACCATAGCTTCTCCCATCTATTCAACAAAGATGAGTATGAGGGCGTAACTCCCGCTTGCTTCTTGTACCAAAAATATGACAATATAGTCTTTATAGTGTTCTCAAATTTTATAGAAAACAAATCTCTTGAATATATTTTTTCTAATTCTAAATTTTCATCATTATACCTATAATCATATAATCTTTCACAGGTTTGAAAATCCTTTATCGATCTAACAGTAAGCTGTAACATCAGTAAAAGTTCTCCTCATTTATCAGGTTGTAAAGATCTGTCCCCTCAGAATAAGATGCGTCACTAACAACCTCATAGTCCTCATATATCTTCTTTTCATCAACATACCTAACCAAAGGTGGATCGTAGACAAAAGAAGAACCAGTTATTCTATTTTTCGGTATCTGCAGCTGCATTATATTTTCATCTTCAGTTTCATCTTCAGATATCAATCTTTTCTCGGTTATAAAAATAGTGACGGCGCACTTCTGCTGAATAGCTAAAGAACCACCGGTATCAGACTGCTGAACTACTTCTCTCTTTTCTTTCATTCTATTAGCGTTTTCTTGAGCTGTAATTATTAAAACACAATTCATATCTCTAGCTAACTTTTCAAGCTTAACCATCATCTCTTCAAATTCTCCCCAGCGTGGCTTACCTTTACCACTACCGCGAGTGAACATTGACTGAATAGTATCAATTATAACTACATCTGGAATGTTAAAGTCTTTACCTATTATTTCTCTCAACCAATTTTCAAGGTCTTCAAAATAAGGAGTATCAGGATCATGTCTAACCATAAGTCTGTCACCCCAGCTCTCCAATTTACTCTTAAACTTTTGAAGAGCAGATTTCTTTTGCTTGTCATCCCATTTACTTGACTCTGCATAAACATTAACACCAAGTATTTGAGTCATAAGCACTCTTTCCCAGTGCCCTATGGCTTCCTCGAAATTTACATAAAGAACTCTATAGCCATTGTCCAGCCAGTTATTTGCCAGGCACTTAGCGAAAGTACTTTTACCCTTTCCAGATGGAGCTATAATAGCATGGACGGCGCCCTTGAAAAAGCCACCATTATCAGTGTACCCCATAGCCCTATTCAAAGCTTTAAATTGAGTAGGAACAAAATCAGGTATATCTAAAAGATTCTCTGACCTATCTATTATATCTTGAGCCGTAGTTACATCATTAAAAGGATTTCTTCTAGAAAAACTTTGAAGCTCAGCTATTTTATTGGTTAACTCAGCCACTCTCTTAGAGTCTTCATCACTTTGATAACCTTTTTTAGATAAAATATAATTTAGCTCAGACAAATTATCACTGAGCACCTTTTTTATCTGCTTATATTTTATAATTTCAACTATAGATTTTTTATCAGGAAAATCTAACTCAGAGATTTCACCGACCAAAGCATCGACCCCCTCCTGCCCCCCTAAAGCCTTATATACATCTGTTTCATCACTTAACCAGACCTTAAAGGCGACAAGATCTACATGGTCTAATCCTGTTTTCTTATGAAAATCCACAAAGGCGCAGAACAACTCATGGATACCTAAGTTCCCATGAACATGACCAACAGATTCATGGTCTAACTCTTGCGAATAATATTCTATAGCTCCAGGCTCTTTTAGGCAAGAAGCGAACAGCTTATACTCAATGGAGTCAACAATATTATCTGTGGCCTCTTCTAAAGTCATCTAATCTTTGCTCTTTCATTTCTCTGTATCTTTTTTTTCGATACTCTGAATTCTTTTTCTTCATTTCCTTGTAAAAGTCAGAAGAGGCAATGGACCCCTTCGACTGCTTTGATTCTACCACGTCATCAGACTCAAAGGATCTAATACCGTCTATTATTCTACTGTAGACGCTTTCCTCAGTTAAGGAGTCATTATACCTAAAGACGATAAGAACTATACCATTATCTTTACATAATTCAGCTTTTCTTTCATCTCTTTTTTGAGCTTCTAAAAACTCATACTTAGACTCAAAAAATCTTTTAGTATAAAAGAAATGTTGCCTACCATGATACTCTATAGCTAGTTTATACGCAGGACAGTATATATCTAGCATTAGTCTTTCGCCCAAGTGAAACTCATTTAATATCTCTTCACCTGGAACTATTTTCTTTAAAATATCAGTAAGAGAAGACTGTCCTCTGGACATCTTTCTTTTACCTTTTTTTACCCAAGATAAACCATTATGGTTTATCTTTTTATTTACTTCATTAACTGATACATTAAGTTCTTTAGCTATGTCAGAAATACTAAGGTTTGTCTCCATCAGTAAATCTGTCAAAAACTCTACATCATCATCATCGAATGTTTTTGGTTGACGATAATCTTTCTTTCTCATGATTACTTGAATTACTCCCCTTAATAAGCGATAAAGTTTTACCTAAATCAATCACTGACATATTCAAATTTTTCCAGACCTTAGGCAAAATGCCTAGCCCAAGAACACCACAATCCAAAAGACAATAGTATGCTCCACCATCAAACTCTGAAAGCTGCGCATAAACATCATCTACCTTTGAATAATAATTATTAAAAGGAACTGTTATTGCATGGACGGAGCTACCAAAAGCTTTAGTTACCAACTTTTTATCATGAAAGGTAACGATAACACTTGGAGTATTTCTAATATAGAAATCTATTATAGAATTATAGTTTTCTCTATCATTCATATAATAATATTCAAAAACATTTGAATAATAATATTCATTATTCTTATGAAGGCCTATTTTGTAATGCTTATTTTCCTTAATATCAGGGACTAACGAGTGTGATATTGCCTTCATTATTCTCGAATCATTATTCTTTAAAGAGTTAATTACATTCTTGGCAAAGAAGTTCGGGAAAGAATTTTCACTATTTTTACTTAGAGACACTATTGAAGACTTGGGTACATTTATATACGCAAACTTTTCCTTGCCACCCATGGCTTCCGTAAGCTTTATGACAGACTGTTTTTGGTCTAAAAAAGTCATTTTTACTCCATTCCAAAATTTCCCCAGTCAATTAAAACTGGATTAGGATCTACAATTGAATTGATATGATTTATATTATGAAACTCTCCACCATCAAGTGAAGAATATCTTTCATACTTACTTGACTTATCTTCATCTCTAACATATCCGAGATGCTTCATGACTAACCCTGAGTTAAGCCAATAATTTCTATTTCTAATCCACTCAGCAACATAGCTCGGCTCAGATCCACATGCCAACCTAGCATTCTTGAAAGCGCCACCATCAACATATCTAAATATTCTAGAGCTATTATTTGGAGCCCAAAGCTTATCCACCCTATATTGATTTTCATTCCACATGTGATAAAAACGAACATTTACTACATCAAACTCAGAAGAGCTCAAAACCTTTGAAATTGCTAAATTATCTACATGATAGAGCTCTTCATCGCAATCTATTGCAACTACCCAATCACCTTCTTTAGCAAACTTTTCAAGATTGCTCCAGGCAAAAGCTCTTAGCTTACCCTCATGCTGTGAAAACATTGGCTCAGGAGTAGAGAAAACCTCAGCATACTTTCCTGCGACACTTGTAGTATCGTCTTCTGAGCAATCGTCTGTAAAGATTATCTTATCAACTTGACCTGACAATCTTTGCAGTACCTGATCAAGATATCTAGATGATTCATTTCTCCCTATCATCTGTGCATATATCATATTTTACCTTCTAACACTAGAAGGGGGGAGGGAATCACCCCTCCCCCCTGCAACAGTATATTAAATTAATTAACAGATATCAGTTAGCTAACTGACCGTGAGCCTCAACAGAAGTAATTCTGTCGACCTCTACGTCCTTGTAAAGGAGCTCACCAGTTGCACCGGCGGCCTTACCACGGCTACTAAGAGCAATCTTCTCAGCCATAGTCTTATTCGGAGCCTTTACAATTGAAGTTGTAGTAACAGTGAAGTACTTGAACTTGTTATTGGACATTTTCAACCTTTCTGGTTAATTTGATGGATAATTTGTCGCGATGTATTCTATCGCTTCTTGCATCGAAGATGCAAGCTTTGTTGCCATATATTTTAAATAGACTCTACTAGAGGCCTGTGGTGAAGCAAAAACTACTATCGGTTGACCGTGCAGCTTTGCCCAAGCCATTTCAAAGTCTGTTCCTATATATTGGCGATCTTGTATCATGTATTCGACTAACAGTATATCAGCTCTTTTTTGTAGATACAAATTCTTCTCAACAATTTCTTCAGAAGTTTCATAATCTGTATCGACAATAGATGTAGGGTCAAGTACGTCATAACCTCTTAAATGAAGCTCTTTCGTTGCTACTTTTCTCCAATCAATACCATACTGTTCAACGCCTTCTATCGCTCCTGAGAGAAAAACTTTTGTTTGCATCGCTATTCCTTAAACTCAGACCATGTTTTATTTCCAGAGCCATCATACAATCTAGCCAATCCTACATCAACTAATTCTAGATTCAGACATCTTTCATCTTTGATATCGGTTATAGTTCCCAATACTCTACCATACTTACCTTTTTCCTCTTTAGTGGTCTTAATTATAAAATCAGGACCGACTTTTTCAAACCATTGTTCGACATATTCTTTTGCAGCTAATCCTAGTTTTTTCTCTTCCAAATTTCTAGTTCTGCTTTCTGGAGCATTAATTCCAGCGAGGCGCACTCTGCTAAAGTAATGGATATCAAACCCAAGATCAATATAAACATCAACAGTATCTCCATCTACTACTCTTTTTAATTTTGCCATATAAGTATACAATTCATAACCTCTCAAACTTTTGCTAACTCAACTTTATCAAAAAAGTTTTTAAAATTATATAACATTTTAATCTCTTTCGATTCCCATATAATCACAAGCATCTCTAAACATTTTTTGACTAACTTTAAATTTCTGATCCGCTAAGCCACCAATGGGTGAAGACTTATGCCAATCGTGACCAATAGATATGTTCCCGTTGTAAAATATATTGTATTTCATATGCCTAGCAAAATATGAGCACCATGTCTCCTCATAATAATGAGGAGTTGGCAGAAAGGCACCAACAGCACCAGGGACCATGTTCTGATATTTAGGATGATATGTTAGGGCATTCCAAGTGTCTCTTCTGATGAAATAAGCAGACCCTGATACTGTAACACATTCAACTATATCTTTATATAAGACATCATCAGGATCATACTCTCTCCAGCCCCTCATTTTAGGCTTGGTATTTTCACCAACAATACCTGCGTGAGTTATGTAGCCATCAGCGTCTCTCTGCTTGGGCCCCAATATGTGCACATCGGGATTGGTGTCAAATGCGTCTTGAATCGCCATAATATCTTTGGTGCCAAACCATATGTCGGCATTTAGAAGTCCTATTATTTCCCCAGAACCTTTTGAAGCTAATCCGTTACATGCTGCTGAATAACCTATGTTTTCGTTTTTAAAAAACTTGTGAACATTATAGTTATATAGATTTGTACCAATCCATTTATCAGTTTCCTCTGAAGAACCATTATCAGCGAGATACATAGTCCACACGTTATCCATATAATCAGTATGACAACTGTCTAAAAGTCTTTTAAGAAGTTTAGGCGTATTATAATGAACTACACATAAATCTATCATAACAAATCCATAAACACTAGCTTTAGACTACCTTTAGTAGATATACCAAACTCTTGCCACTGTATTAAAAGACTTTTTGCATAGTGCAAATTTTCATGAATAAAGAATTCTTCTAGCACGCTAAAAGCTTCTTGCTGTGAAATATCTTTACACCCATTCTTCTTCTTCAAGAACTTCATGATAGTTTTCCTCAGCTTGGACTCTAATAGTGTCAGCAACATCTCTCCACGCATTGGCGTCTTGAGCACTTTCTTGCTGCTCTGCAAGAAGGTCACAGGTTTGAGCTAAGTACATCAAAGTGTCGTAAGTCATAACAACTGCGGAATCACCTGGCATCAGCTTAACTATGTGCTTCTTCTTCATCTTACTCATTTTCATTATCCTTTTCTTGTATTTTGTATAAAGAAACAATATTTTTATCGGGTTCCATCGTAATAAAGAATACTTTCTTATCTTCCTC